CAAAGGCCGAGGTCGGTGACCAGGGGGAGAACGCATTGTTGGCGTTCCGAATCTACCTGCGGAGGGAAATATGAGCGGCATGGGCTGGCTGTTCTCAACCTACATCACAGCGCTCCAGAAGGCTTACGGCATCGGCCGGCATGAGGCGTATATCTTCGCGGGAAAGAGGTCAAAGGGCTTCGTCGACGGTTGCCTGATCAGGAACGACGATGCTCATGCAGTGGTCGAGCAGATGGAGACGTATGCGAAGGAAGGCGCGATGGAATTCTGGGATGCACTACGGGAGATATAGATCAGACAAGGAGATGACTGTGGTGAAAGAGACGGAGACAAAGATAGTCATGCAGGATGGTTTTGCCAAACCCAAGGTATTGAATGGGGTCATGGTGATTACCCCACAGATGGCGGTGACTGTCACGCCGCGGATAGCTGAGGAGCTATTCGAGTTTAACAAGAATATCCGCACATTGAGGTCAGGAACTATCAAATACTACGCTGAACAGATGAAGAAAGGGAATTGGATATTGAATGGCGCCGCCATCATCTTCGATGAAAAATCAAATCTTGTCGATGGACAACATCGTCTCAGGGCTTGCGTCGAAAGTGGGGTTTCCTTTCGTACGTTTATTGTTTGTGGAGGGAGTGAAGTAGGACAAGATCTGGGAGATCCGAGGACCCTAAAAATGTTGCTCGAATCTATTGGGGTGAAGCACGTCTCCGTTGTTTCCGCCGCCGTAAATGTGATCTATGGAAAGAAGAATAGTCCAGATTCAATTGGTTGGATAATTACACGAGGTCCAAAGCACAACCGAGGTGACAAGGTGCCGCGGGCTAGCATCCAGGAACTTCTGTCCTTTTATCAAATACATGCGGAAGCATTTAATCGGAGTGCGGCGTTATGTAGGAACGTGAAACCAAGCGGACTAATAGGGCCAGGACTACTCGCCAGCTTGCATTATTTGTTTGCTGAACGTAATCCGGGGGTAGCTGCTCTATTTGTCAAAGCACTCTTTGGAGATCTCGCCGTGGATCCCGGTGATCCAGTCGCTCAGTTGAGGGCCAGACTTCTCAAGGAACTCCCCAAAAATGCCTCAAAGAGTTCAAAGGAAATGAGAGCAGCACTTATCATCAAAGCCTGGAATCTTTGGTGTAGGGGGGAGAGAACAAAGTTCCTCAAGTGGGCGGCATCCGGCCCGAAACCAGAACCCTTCCCCGAAATCGAATCGCCACAAAGTTAAACCAGGAGAGAAAATGGAACGCTTGATAACAAGTGAGGAACTGGCAAAAATCTTGAGCATTCCCCAACGTCAAGTGTGGGAACATGTTCGCCGAGGTCAAATTCCTTGCTACAGGGTTGGGCGGCTCTACCGCTTTGACCTGGAGGTTGTACTGGCGGCCTTGCGTATGGAAGCCGAACCGTGAAGAACTCCGCGGTGATATGGAGGCTTGACAGCCTCACCCCTTTGCATGTTATGCTATACTTTGCATAAATAGTCAGTAGACGTAGACCCGCCCCGAGTGGCGGGTTTCTCCATGTCCAGACTTTGCCGCAGACTTCCAATGCGGCAGGTGCATTACAATAATGCTTTTTCGTTCCCAAGTGTTGCCGGTAACTCCCAGCAACGCGCGCTCTAAGCGCAACCGCAAGCCCGGCCCATAAAGCCGGGTGACAACTCCTGTGTCTTCCGCACAGTTTGCCCATAGCCGGGTAGGCTCCGGCGATCACCTGGTCCCGTCACGCTTCCAGGGGCGGGACTGAACACTCAGCGCCTTCGGGCGTTTTTTTCGTTGCGGGGTAGAGCAGTGGTAGCTCGCCTGGCTCATACCCAGGAGGTCGCTCGGTTCAAATCCGGCCCCCGCTACCAACTCGGGAGTGGTGTAACGGTATCACTCCGGGCCCTGGACCCGGCAATGAGGGTTCGAGTCCTTCCTCCCGAACCAGGAGAAACTTTGGAACTACGGACTCAGAACAGCGGACCTCGATTCACCAAAGCCCGGTGTCGCGACGGCACCTACGGCCCGTTGCACAAGAGGAACGGGCCGAAGAGCCGGGTTCCCGTGTTCAAGCCGGACCCGAAGGTCGTCGCCTATTACGAACGGCTGAAGGCGGCTGGCGAGGAGATGGCTCGCTGGCTCGGGAATAGAAAGGCCTGAGGCCTCCCATGAACTGTGAAGTCCCAGGTTGCCCCAGACGGGCGACGCAGACTCATGAAATCTTCACCCGCGGCTCCCTGGGCAATGAACGGGCCAGAGTCCCGGGCAACGAGTTCAGATGCTGCGGAGAACACCATAATCTCACCGGCGATAGTTGGCACGTAAGTGGGCGTATGACATTCGCCGAGCGGCACAGGCTCGAGGAAAGAGTAGAACAGGCTCACATAGCAGTCACAGGAGGATAGTTGCCGAAGAAGCGGGTGGCAGTCCAGTTCGTCGCCAGCATCCCTGATATCAAGACGGCGATCGGGATAAGCGGCAAGGGTGACGGGCGTTTGGTCTTGGACATCCCGCAGTCAGAGCTGGCAGAGGTCGTGAAGTTGACCTTGCTGTCGGACAAGGCCCTCAAGGTGACGATCGAGGAATACAAGAGCGGCATGGCCAGGAGCCAGGTGAGGATAAATGACGGAGACGCTGAGACATAAAGAGGCGTTCGAATATTACCTTGGCATGGGTGGGAAGCGCAGCATTACACAGGTGGCACGACAGTTTACAGTGTCAAGAGCCTCGGTAAGCACCTGGAGCCGAGAGTTCCAATGGAAGCAGCAGGTCGCGAAGCGCGAGGCCAAAATAGGGGCCAGGGTCGAGGCCTCCACTGACAACACCCTCGCCTCGATCAAGGAGAAGCTCCTGAAATGCTGGCTTGCAGCCGCGGAGCGCTGGGTCGAGAAGTTCAACGAGAACCAGATCACCCCGGAGAGCTACAAGGACCTGGAGACGGCTACCAAGAACCTGCTTCTCATCCTGGGCGCGGCTACGGAACGGGTCGAGATAGTCACCTTCGCCGCTGACATTGCCGAGCTCGCGCGCAAGACGATAACGAAACCGCAGGATCTGGAGGCTTTTGTCCGTGGAGTTCATTCCCTGGCAAGCACTGGATCAAGCCTTAACTGAGGCGACACAACTTCCAGGTTCCGACGACGAGTTGCATGAGTACATCAAGGATACCCTGGGGATAAACATACCCCAGGTTTCCTGTTGCCCCGGTCATCAGGCGCCCTTCGATTTCGTGGCCGACGCCTACTTCGAGCGTGAGGCCAACCAGCTCGTCTTGTCCTGTCGCAGTGGTGGCAAGACTCTGGACACCGCGGTCCTCAACGTCATGGACGTGGGGTTCAAAGGCGCCTCGGTGGTGACCGTGGCCGGTTCGAAGTTCCAGGCCAGGAGAGGCTACGACTACTCCAAGAGTCTTTGGTTCAGAGATAAGCGACTGGCCGACAAGCTAGCCGGCGAGCCGCTGATGAGTGAGACGCGGACCAGGGATGGGGCCAAGATCGAGATCCTGGCCGCCTCTGCCAAGGCTGTCCGGTCACCGCACGCGCCGAAGCTCCGGCTGGACGAGATCGACGAGATGGCCGCTGATGTTTTTGCCGGCGCCCTGTCTATTCCAAAGAGCAGGCCGGGGGTGATGTCGCAGGTCTTGATGACCTCGACCCGCCACCATGCGGCCGGCCAGATGCAGTTGATGCTGGACGAGGCCGACGAGCGCGACTTCAAGGTCTACACCTGGTGCGTCTGGGAGACCATGGAGCGCTGCGAGCGCGATTGTAAAGTCTGCCCGATGCGGCGTGACTGCAGAGATTGCGGGCGCGATGGTCACTCGTGCCTGGAGTGCGATGAGTACAAGACCTGCGAGGGCAAGGCCCGCAATGCTGACGGCTACCGGCCCTACGAGGAGATCCTGCAGCAGTTCAACGTCCACGACCGGGACACCTGGGACTCTGAGCACCTCTGCAAGGTGCCCTCGAAGAAGAAGCGGGTCTACGCTCAGTTTGACCCCAACATCCATCTGATAGACGCATCTGGGGTGCCAGAGGGATTGACGCTCTGGGGCTGCGTAGACTGGGGATATGACAACCCGTTCGTGTTCGCGGTCCTCGGGGTTGCCGGTGACGACCGCAAGTTCGTTCTCGAGGAGAACTACGAGCGGCACAAGACCGACGCCGAGCTCGCCGCGATGATGTGGGAACGCTACGGCGGGACGGTTCAGGACGTCTG